AGGGGCCTTGCGGGTGGCGCATCGCGCATTGCAGCCACGCCTTTAGTGCAAGAAGCCCGCACGGCGATAGAGGAAGCCATCGGAACGGCAAGGACGGCAATGCCGGGTGCTACTCAACCGACAGCCGGAGGCCGTGCGTCGGTCGGTGCAGCCGCAACGCCAGAAGAAAGATTGCGGGTTGAACGCGCGCAAGAATTGCCGGTGCCGATTGAGTTGGCGCGATTCCAGCGCACTCGTGCGTTCCAAGAACAGCAGCGCGCCCGCGAACTGGCCAAAGACAATGCGGTTGGTGGGCCGATCCGCGAACGTATGGCGCAACAGCAAGGGCAGATTCGCCAGAACTTTGAGGCGCTGGTCGATCAGACGGGTTCGGAGATTTGGAACAATCTTGGCGAACTTGGCGTAGTTGTTACGAAGGCGCTGCGGGATCGTGCCGCCAAGGACAAGACTAAGATTCGCGCGCTTTATAAGGTTGCTGAAAAGCAGGGCGAATTGGTCGAGCCGGTAACAGCCGAAGATTTGGTGACCTATCTCAATGCCAACCGCACTGGCCGTCGATCTGCGCCAATCCTGAGCGTTGTTGAGGAAGAGTTGCTGATGCGTGGCGGTGCCACCGGCTCGTTGGCTGATGGCACGTTGCAAGCAAAGCCATTGCAGCTTGGCGAACTGGAAGAAGTGCGTAAAGCCATCAACCGCTTCGCCAAGGGCAACGACCCGAATGATCTCCGTGTTGGCGGGGACATGAAAGGCATCATTGACACTGAAACGGCTGAACTTGGCGGGCAGGCATACAAACGCGCCCGTGCGGCTCGTCGCCAATATGCTTTGGACTATGAGGACACTTCCTTAATCAAGCAGCTTATCGGCACAAAGCGCGGAAGCACCGAGCGCGCAGTTGCGCTTGAAAAGGTGGCGGAGAAATCAATCTACAGCCAAGCAACGCCGCTTGATAGCGTCAAGAAGCTGAAGGATTTGCTGGAGACAGAAGGCCCGGCTGGGCAACAGGCATGGCGCGAATTGCAAGGCGCAACGATGGAGCATATCAGAGATCAGGCTTACAAGAATATCGCGCGCGATGAGGCTGGTAACGCCATGATTTCCCCAGCCGCTTTAGATCGTGTTATTACGAAGCTAGACGCATCTGGAAAACTAGATTTTGTGTTTGGTAAGAAGGAAGCCGAGTTGCTGCGCACCATCAACACCGTGGCGAAGGATGTGTTCACCGCGCCGCCGGGCAGCGTAAATACGGCAGGCACATCTAGCGCGGTGATAAATGCAATTGACACGATGGCGACATTCTCAACCATAGGGGTTCCAATCCCTGCAATTGCCACCATCAAGGCGCTACGCAATGCCGCTAAGACTTCTGCCGCGCGGCGCGAAGTGCAAGAATTGCTCGATTAAGGGAAACTGAATAATGGCCGCACTTTCCGTTCAAGTCCCGTATCCGGTCTTTTACAACCGCGATGGGCAACCGCTTGATAATGGCAATGTCTATATCGGTGTCGCCAATCTCGACCCCGTGACGAACCCGCTGCAAGTCTATTACGACGAGGCGTTGACGCTCACGGCATCGCAGCCGCTCATAACGAGCAATGGCTATGTCTACCGCAACGGCACCCCGGCGCAGCTTTACGTTGATGCCACAAACTTTTCGATCCTTGTCAACGACAGCAAGAATCTTCTGGTCTATAACTTTCCAGACGGCACCGGAATAGGCGCAAACGCCTCCGGTATTGCACTAACACCATCTGGCTACACCACCGCGACCAACATTCAGCAGGGCTTTAACGATCTCGGCGCATCAACAGGCTCCAGCAAGGTGGGCTTTCTTCAGTCTGGAACTGGCGCAGTGGGTATGCCAGCGCAAACCAAAATGCGGCAAGCGGTTAATATGGAGGATTATATTCCTCTTGGCACTGGCGGCACTCAGGCGGGCGATAGCGCCGCGCTCAAAGCGGCTATTGCATATGCCACCACAAACCAGCTTCCGGTCATTCTCCCGGCTCGGCGCATCTATTGGGACGGGTCAATCATTGCTGAGGATAAAGTTTCCTTGTGGGGTAGCGGTATGCCTACGGTTAACGTGGCGAAGACTGCGCTGGTAGGAGGCACCATCATACAGGGCGCGCTGTCCCTGACTGGAGATTACATCGACTTGCGCAACTTCGGCGTTGACATAGGCTCTGCGTCCGGCGTTACGACCGCAGACGCTATTAAGTGCCTTGCGTCACCACTTGACAGCGGCAAATCTTTGCACACCGAAAACCTGATCGGCTTGTGCAACAGCCCAGCGTCAGCCGTTCACGCGCTACTATTCGAGGGGTACGCGCAGCATACCGGGGACAATTTGCATGGCGTCAACGGCTATTTTGGCGTTGTTCTAAAAACGCGCGGCGTTCGCATTGGCAGCATGAAGGCCACCGATTCCAGCGACACAGGCATCTATTTCAAGTCTGACAACACCTATGGTCAATGTTCTGATGTGCAGGTCGATATTATCGAAGTGATCGGCGCGGTTGATTATGCCGTTCGGTTACAGGCCGATAGCGCGGTGATGGACAATATACAAATTAATCAGATTCGCGCCAAGAACCATCAGACAACGATATTGGCGCAAGTGCTAGATTTTGCTGGCGCTGAGTTTGGCTCGGCATATATTGGTTCGATCATCAGCGAAAACGCGATTGGCGACGATGTATTTGTCTACAATCTGAAAGCAGGAGGTAGATTCGATAGCCTAGAAATAAACTCAATTACATCAATCAACCCGGCGGCAAAAGTTGTCAATCTGTTGAACGAGGCTGGCGCTGAAATTCAAGCTGTTACTATTGGCACTGTGTACGCAAATTATGACACTGCGGTAACGGACGCCGTGCTTGATGGTGCTGTTTTTGTTGGGGCCGGCGTAAAAAAAACCACAATCAACAACGCATTGTTGCTCGTCAATGGCGGCGTTTCGTCTCGTTTGGGCGCGTTGAACTACACAACCGCAGGCAACGTAAATGTTCTCGGCACACGCCGCGCGCGTATTATTGGTGCTGGCCGTCCTGCCAACGGCTACAGCATTCAAACATTGACCGGCTCAACGGCTACTGTTGTCATCCCTCAAAACGCAGCAGGAAAGAACACCAGCCTCGTAAAGCTGACACAGGTCGCGCCGATCACAATCACGATATTTGCGTTGCCGGTAGCAAACGACAATCCGTTTGAAGTCGGTCACATCTGCACGTTGTTTAACGCCGCATCTTTTTCGGTCACGGTTGCAAACAACGGCGCAGGCAATGTTCTCAACCCAGCGTATGCAAGTGTAGTGCTTGCAGAAAACGAAGTTAGGGCGTGGGTATATGGCGAAGATGGCGTTTGGCGCGGGCTTCCGTAAGCTAATTTAGACTTCGGAATAATTCAAATTAGTGGAGTAACTCATGGCCGAAATCGATGAAACGAAAGCGCGCCTCCAGACTCATGAGGAAGTGTGCGCGTTGCGCTATGACGGCCTATGCGCCCGGCTGAAGCGTCTTGAAGGCGTTGGTCTGGGCGTTGCGGGTTTCATCATCGCCTTGCTGCTGGCCATCGTCCTGAAGCTGAATTGATGTCAAACCAGACAACCGATCTCACGGCGATTGATGCCGAGCGGATCGCTGTGTGGGAGGCGTGTGGACGCAATCAGACTGTAGCCGCAGCCAAACTTGGTTGCTCCCGTGCCGCCATCATCAACGCCATTAGACGGACTTACGGGCCTGATTATTTATCTGTCAATCTGGCGCATCAAGAGACGGTAGCCGAAGAACTCCCGCCGTCCGATCTGCCGTTCAACGAACGCTTGGCAACCATGAAAGTGCGGAACAATCTCCGCATCAATCACGCTAGGGCGGCGTCGTGGCAGAACGTGCGAGTGCCGATCTCTGGGCCATACGGCATCTGTTGGTTTGGTGATCCGCACCTCGACGATCCGTTTTGCGACCTCGAAAGCGTAGAGCGCCATGCGCGCATCTGCGCCGAGACCGAAGGGATGTATGGGGCGAACGGCGGCGATTCCATTAACAACTGGGTTGGAAAGTTGGAGCGCCTATACGGCGAGCAATCGGCTACGGTATCCGAAGGCTGGGAGTTAGTCGAGTGGCTGCTCAAAGACCTTGGCGTCCGGTGGCTGATCTGGTTACTCGGCAACCACGACACTTGGAACACGGGGAAAAGAATCTTTGAGGGGCTGAACACTAACCGCATCTTGATGCGCGACTGGGACGCCAAACTGAAGCTGGTGTCGCCGGATGGTTCAGACGCTACGGTGTGGGCGCGGCACAACTTCAAGGGTTCGTCGATCTACAACGAACTGCATGGGCTGAAACGCGCGGCCATGATGGATGAACACGCCGACATTTACGCGGCGTTTCATATCCATACGTTTGCAACCGGCAACGTCGAGTTACCCGGCGGTCGCAGGGCTTGTCTGGTGCGGGCGAGGGGCTACAAAGATGCCGATGACTACGCCCTCAAAGGCCAGTTTACGGAGCAACGTGATGGGCAGTCGGTGGTGACAATCGTAACGCCACGCCCCGGCCAGCGGCCATTGATACAGGCGTTTGATAACGTCGAGATGGCGGCGGATTTCTTGAACTTCCTGCGGCAAAAGGAATAGCCGATGAGCATCATTCTAGGCCCGCGCTCGCTGTCCCGGTTGCAGGATGTTCATCCTGATCTAGTGCGCGTCGTAAAGCGCGCGGCTGCGATGTCTGACCTAGACTTCACGGTGCTGGAGGGACGGCGGACGCTGGCGCGGCAGGAAGTGCTGCTCAAGAACAAGGCCACCAAAACGTTGAACAGTCGCCACCTAACCGGCCACGCTGTCGATCTTGCGCCGATGGTGGGCGATGGTGTATCTTGGGATTGGCCTTTGTATCATCGGTTGGCCAAGATCATAAAGGCCGCTGCTGTAGCCGAGAATGTCCCGCTCACTTGGGGCGGTGACTGGCGAACTTTCAAGGACGGCCCGCATTGGGAACTGCCTTGGAAGCAATACCCAAAGGGAACCTGAATATGTCTATCGTGAACTTCGTTCTGACGCGCCTTAAAGAGCCATCGACCTACGCGGGCCTGTCGGGCCTTGCGCTGGCCTTTGGCGTCTCCAGCGACCTGTATTCCGCTGCATCGTCGGCTGTTGCTGCCGTTGCTGGCCTGATCGCTGTTGTCTTGGCCGAAAAAGCCAAGTGATGAAATTTCTGTCGTCCCTGCTGGCGCTGATTGAGCGGGTGTTCGCGCACTTCGATCAAGAGCGTTGGAAGCAGCAGGGACGGCAGGAAGCCATAAAGGAAGCGGCTGATGTTGTGGAACACCAGATCAAACTGGGCGAGGCGGCTATCGCTGTGCCTGATCCTACCCGCGATGAGCGGCTGCGCAACCGTTTCGACCGTTCCCGGTTTCGTCAATAGCTATTGCATTATTGCTGCGCCAATTAGCTACGATGCCACTAAAGATATGGCGGAGACAGTGGCGGCGATAGAGGCCCACAACAGCCAATGGGCGTGTCTGTGCGAATCAGACTGCCCAAAGGTTGACTAAGGATCAATGATCTTGAAGGTTATACCATAAAGGGTATAATTTTACATTATACCGTCGAGGGTATAAGATCCCTGACTACTTCGACGGTGATTTTGCACACAAAACCGTCATTGAATCGCACAGATCGCTCCACCAGTTGCGTCTCACCACCCGCCGATAGGTCAGCACAGAGGCAGAGCAGCACATCATTGGTGATGTCTTTGATCGGGTAAATAGGATGCAGATGCTTTTCGTGCGTTAGCCAGATTGTGCCATCTTCGGCCTTGGCGCGGACATGAAAATGCTTCGGATTCAACACAACCTTGGTCATATGTCGATGATTCCGGCGGGCTGGCTCAGGCTGTTCCATGCCAGCATCCGCTCGCGCCATCCGGTCACCCAGCCCCGCATATAGTCGGCGCTATCGTCGGCGCAGTTGCGGCCTGCTAGACCGTCCTGATAGCCTTGGCTGACGCTCATATCTCAATCCCTCTTGCACGGCAGCTTTGTGCCAGATGATGCGGCGCTAGACCACGCGCGCCGTTGGCCTGCTCGTATTCACGGCATAGGCGCTGCACCTCGCTCTCAGCGGCCTTAAACGCGCGCTTGGCGGCTTCCATAGCCGCTAAGGCTATTGCGCTGCGATGCAATATTTCGACTTCGCGTGTCATTCTGCAACCTCCCTACGATACGGCAGCGGGGCAAGACCGCGCGCTGCCAATCCTGCCACAATGGCCTTTTCAAGATCACGGGTCGCCCGGCGCACAGATTCGTCGGTCATGGTGCCGCCTGTGCCGTAGACGCCAACCACCAGATTAGGCTCATGCGCCCGGTCGCGGCGTGTCCCCAGCGGGCGCTTGCGATGGTCGAGCATGAACGTATCGCGGCGGTCTCGAATCCAGTCGCGGATCGTAAAGACTGAGACGCCATGTTCCACGGCCAACTCTGCGACCGTGTTGTCTCCGGTCAGGTATGCGTCAGCCACTCGAACCCGGTGCGACTGTTGGGCCTCACCTTTGGCAGTGCGTCCCTGTAAAAGACGCGGTGCTGCGGTTAGGACTCCGTGTTCTGCTTTCTTCGGGCGGCTCGACGTTTCCCCCGGTGATACAGGAACTCGATGTTTTGCTGCGTTTCCTCCAGCCGCTTCAATTCGCGCCGCTCGCCGGGCGTAATGTAGGTCTGCTCCCTGATCTGTCGCAATCGCAGGATGCGAGGCAGCCCCGGCGTCGGGAAATTTGGGTCGGGCGTGTAGTCCATGATGCGCTTGGCCATTGGTATTACTCATTGGGGGTTTCCTTCTCTTGCGCTGCGAGGGTGGCGAGGTAGGTAACGGAGGCGGCGCGGGCGGCGTCGAGCGCGGCTTCCCATGCGTCAAGGGCGGCGTCGCGGTCGGCGTATACAACGGCGTCGAAGGTGTTGAGGGCGGCGTATACGGCGGCGTCGCGGTCGGCCCTCAGTCTCTCCAAGTCAGTCATTGGTCTGCTCCTGTTCTTGCGCTGCGAGTGCGGCGGTGAGGGCTTCGCGGAGGGCGGCGGAGGCGGCGTTGAAGGCGGCGTAAGCGTCGCGTAGGGCGGCGTCGGGTGCGTCAACGAGGGCGTCCCATGCGGCGGAGGCGCGGGCGGCATTGTACGCGGCCTTCAATTTCTCTAACTCAGTCATAGGTCAGCCTCCTATCTGTAGTGCATCAGCGGCGACAGCCACGGTGCCAGCGCAACGATGATAGCCAGCACGATAACGACGATGGAAGGCCAAAAGCCTAGGTGACGCTTGCCGTTGCGCTCGGGGTCTACCATGTCAGCATCCAACCGATTGGCAGGGCGATGATCGCCAGCGCAAGGCCAGCAGCGGCCACGGTGGCGGCTACGCGGGCAACGCGGCGGTTGCGACGGTCGCGCTCGATTAGCGCGGCGATGGTGATGTAGCGGTTCATGATTAGTCCCTCCCTGCGATTCTGGCGGCTTCGCGCAACAGGTCGATGATTTCCTGTGCGGTGCAACCCTCGTCCAGTTTGTCCTCTGCCCAATAGCGCAGATCGTGCGAAACTTCGTTAAGGTCGGCAAGCAGATTTTCTTCAGGTGTCATGTCGGTGTCTCCCGTTGCTGTTGAGACAGTCCTATTAGCATCCTCGCACGGTGTAAATAGCAAAAATGCACATAGCGCATTATTTCTTCGCAGCAACGAACGCCTCGATCTGGGCCTGCGCATTCTCTGAGCCGGGGCAGACGAGACAGGTGTAGCCGACGCTCTCCAGATACACGATCCAGTCGGCTTGCTCTGGCGAGACGCGACCGCCTTTTTGGCGTTTCATTTCGATCCATAGTCGCCAAGCTGGAACGAACAGGTCGAGGACGCCAGCCGATACGCCTTCAGCCTTCAGCTTGGCGGCGGCAGTCATGGAGCGATAGCCGCCATTCGGTATGGCGAAAATTCTGACCGGCCCATATTTGCGGCGGAACCAGCGCACCAGATCGCGCTGTTCTTCATGCTCGGTCGGGAGTGCAACCTTCAAAACGGGACTTCGTAAGACCATGATTTGCACTGCCCTTGGCTGTTGGTGAACTCGGCTGGCGGGTGTGTGTTGAAGATAAAACACTCGCCGCGACCGCCGAAGTGGTCGCACGTGTGGCAGCATTGCGGTGGCCCGGCGCGCACCCACTTTTCGTATTCGATCAGAAAATCTGGCTTGTCTGGTCTCATGCTTTCATATCCTGTTCTGCAATGTGGCAAAGAAAGTCGCAGGCTGGCGCAATCGGATTGAGCGTTGGCCAGTCGGCAGGAATATCATCAATAAAAATACGCTCATCGTTTACGCGGGACAGTCGCGCTCCCAACTCCCTAGAGAGTGCCGCCATGCGCGCAAACTCTGCCGGAAAATGCAAGCGCATTGCAGACCAATAATTAGGACTGGTGGCCTTTGGGCATGGGATGCAATTATTGTTCTGAAAGCCAAGGCCATACATAATGGGCAAGGAAATTCCTGCGCCTTGCACCATCGCGAGGCAAGCGGCCTTGTCTATGCCACGTTCGATTAAAGGGAAGCTGACAAGCAGATCGGAATTATGCTCACGAAAGCGGTCGGCGCGGTCTGTTTCGTCGCTGGTGTAACCAAACACATGAATGTCATCATGTTGTTGAAACGCAATGCGCGGCTGTTTTTTGAGTGCGCCTGTGCATGGCGCGCCAGCTATACCGGCGATATAGCGCCGCTGTTCCCATACGTCCCATGTGTCGATAAATTCTGGGTTCGACAGGCGCGTAATCGGCGCGTTGAACCAGCGCACACAATCCGCCATAAATCGTTCGTTATCGGGATGTTCAGCGCCTGTATCGCAATAGGCAATAACCGCGTCCGGCGCATCTCGAAGTATCAGTTTAGCCGCCACTGCGCTCGCTGCTCCGCATGAATACCAAATAACTGTTCTGCTCACGCCCATCCCCTCCGTAGCACACGATAAAACTTCCCATCGCGGCGGTAGTTGATCGTCGCGGGTGTCGCGCCAGCGTTGAGCCTGTCGGCCCAATCATCAAGCGTGATGGCCCCACTAAACGCCACTCTGGAACTTTGCGCAATATCGGCCACTGCCGCCAGTGCCTTTTGCCCAGCATAGCCATCGTGCGTAACCGGAAAATACTCGGACACCGCCGGGTCGCTCAGGCCACCATAATAAGATACCGCCAGCATATCCTTGCCACTGGCGCGGCTGGTGTGTCGCCTCCATTGCCAGCTTTGCACGGTCATCTCTGCCGCCTCTACGCCCATGATGTCATCGTGGTGCAGCGTCAACGCCACCGGCTCTGGTGCCGGGAAGGCTTCGCCGCAAGTCGGACAGACCTTGGCGCTGATATGCACCAACTCGTTGCAGGCATCGCAGACCTTCACAGGCGCTTCGCCATCACCTTCGCCACGGCGCTTTCTAGGTTCGATGGCGGTGATCGGGCCATGCGTTGCCACGACCCCGGCGAAGTCGAGAACGAGGCAATGGTCGGTGTGGCTTTTGACCCGCATCCCGCGCCCGGCCATCTGAACATATAAACTCGGACTCATCGTCGGGCGCAGCATGGCGATCAGGTCAATGTCGGGATAGTCGAAGCCAGTCGTTAGGACATTGGCGTTCGTCAGCGCGCGGATTTTCCCGCACTTAAAATCCGTCAAAATCCTGTCGCGCTCGGCCTTCGGTGTTGCGCCTGTCACGCAAGCTGCCGCGATTCCATATCGGTTTAGCAGCTCCGCGATAGCCTCGGCGTGGTGGACGCCAGCGCAGAAGAACAACCATGCCTTGCGGTCGCCAGCCCGCCCTATGACTTCGTAGACAACAGCTAGATTGTTATCTTCGGTATCAACCGCCGCCTGTAGCTCGCTGTCGATAAATTCGCCGCCGCGTTTGTGAACGCCGCTAGTGTCAAATGATGTTTGACACTGCTTGCTACGGAGCGTTGAGAGATGCCCCTTATAGATCAGTTCCTCAATTGAGACCGGCTCGATCAGGGCGTGGAATAAAGCGGGCGCGTCGGTGATGAGGCCATGCCCCAGCCGGTATGGCGTAGCCGTCAGGCCCACCACGCGCAGCGCCGGATTAATGGCAAGCAGATCAGCCAACAGCACCCGGTAGCCGCCTTCGTCCTTGTGGCTGACAAGGTGGCATTCGTCGATGATGACAAGATCGACATGACCGATCTGTTGCGCCTTTGTCCGCACCGATTGGATTCCGGCAAACGTGATCGGCTCGCCCAGCACCTTGCGATTTAACCCAGCAGAATAAATCCCCATCGGCGCGTTGGGCCAGTGTTCCCGCATCTTGGCGGCATTCTGGCTGATAAGCTCCCGAACATGGGTCAACATCAAGACCCGTGTCTCGGGCCAGCTTTGAATGGCGTCTTTGCATAGCGCCGCAACGATGTGGCTCTTGCCGCTGCCGGTGGGAAGCACCAGACATGGGTTGCCAGCGTTGCCTGCCGCGAACCAAGCGTAAAGCTGGTCGATGGTGCGCTGCTGATAGTCACGAAGCATCGAAAAGACCTTCCTGCATTTCAATCATGGTGGGCGGGCATTGCATAGCATCCCACCTGTCAGCCATTTCACGGGCCGTCAGTTTATTGCCGCTGTGGTTTCTGGCGACATCAGCGCTGTCAATGCTTGCAAATGGGTAGCCCCATTTTGCGCACTGCATCCCGCGCAGCATATGCACCCATGGTGTTCGTTTGTGACGCTTGGAAATAGAATCAAAAGTCGCATCCATTCTGCGCCTCCAAGCAAATCCGCCCACAGAGGAATATTCAGCCGATGAGCCAAAACAAACGCGCGGCCACCTATCCAGAAGGCGCAGCGCCCTATCTATAGGTTCATGCAAATGCCAAACTGGCGCACCTCGCTCCCCATGTGGCCATTGAGATACAAGAGAATCTTGCGCATTTTCGTCGCCAGATATTTCATCCGGTATAACTGCCCACGTTGTCGGGTAATCCAACCAGCAATCAGCCCAATCATAATACGCAGCCCAATCGGTTGCCTTCCCAGTGCGCCACTTTGAGAATGCGCCATTGTCCAACATAACGCTTTGACCGATTTTATGCGCTCGCTCCACATCCTGCGGATGAGCATGAGACACGCAAAAATGTTTGCCTGTCATCGTCATAAAGACAGCAACCGGCGTTATTGGTGTTCCGTGATAGTGGATCGTCATTCACGCACCCACTTTGCATAAATGCCTTCTAAGGGGCGCGATACATCAACAGCGGCGGCGCGCATATCGCGCCCAATTTTTTCCGCCAAATGCTCGCCCCATGCTAACTCTTCAGGCAAAACATTGTGATCGTATCTTTTAAGATGTTCAGCAAGAAAGCGTTTTTTCCGATCTGCGGTGAGAATAATGTCTCCGTTTGCGTACCACCACACAATCACTTGCCAAGTATGGCCGTGAAGCACGCCATCGCTGCCATGATGCGCGGCGCTAATGACGCCAGAGACCCCGGTCATTTTCATCCGATCACCTCCGCGTCAGGAAATATCCGCTTCATTTCCTCGACCTCATCGGTGCCGCAAACGTCAGGGTTCGCCAGTATCTCCCGGCTTTTGTAGCCGTTGGCTCCATTCTCAATCACGCGGTCGCCAATGCGCCACATGACGCTATGCCCGTCCTCGCTGGGGATCATCGGCCACGGCACCAAATCGGGATGGATGATGTGATCGTCGCAGCCGGTGTGCTGGAAATCAACCGGGATGTCGTCGGCATCGTGCCGTTCGCAGCGCCATGTTGAGTCAGCCAGAGCCGTGCTGTGCGCGCAAGTGCGGCAGTTGGCCTGTGTAGTTGGCGCTGCTTTGTGGCAAAGGCTGTGGGCCGCGCAGAACCGGCACTGATACCAGCTAGGATCGGCGCTGAGAGGCTCTGGCATACGATCCGCTAGTGCGATGCGCTGGCCGCGCGCGACTGCTCTGGTGGCAACGTCGGCGTCGTAGCGCACACGCTCGATATGGAGCCGGTCATCGTCCTTGCAAACCGCCACATAAAGCGCGCGGTCAATGTCGGTGCCGTGGCAATAAACTTGCATTTGCACCCAATGTTGAGGCTTCGACTTTTCGACGCCATGCTTGACCATATCGTCAAAGGATTTCTTCGAATGCGTCTTGAACTCGGCAACGTGGCGCTTCGTCGGCGCTTCTGGCACACCGCTTTCAATGATGCCGTCAAGACTACCGGAAACGTGGCTACCGAAACTCACCCGCGCTTGGCTTGAGCGTATATCAATCCCGACATTGCGTAGATCGCGCACAATAATCTCTTCCTCGTTCTGGCCGCGACGGAACAGGCGCAAGATGCGGCCTTCAAACTCTTCCACCACAGCCCAGCGAAAGTTCAGCCACAACCAGCGGTCACAAGGGTGGCCA